TGTCGCGATAGCACTTAACGGCGCTGATATCGTCGTCCATGAAGATGACCGGCTCGCCGTCTGGAAAGTAATCCACTAGCCCGTTGGTGGCGTTGTGTCCACCCTTCGGTACGATAATCATGTCCAGCATTGGCACTTCAGGAAGCTCGGCCTTATAAAGAGGGTAGTCCTCTTTGGTAACAGCCAGCACAAGCTGGCGGCCGAGATCAAGGTCTTTCTGGGCGCTGAGCGTACTCAGCGTTTTCTTCCAGATTTGGTTATGGCGGCCATACGACCGCACGGCAATTTTAATCATTCTTCACCTTATTGTAAGTCCCGTCCTTGATACGTCTTACCGTGTCCAGAACCTCAAGACCCACCTTGGGATATCTTGCAATCCCAGGAGTACGGCAATGGCAGACGATGAATACGTCATAGGTCTGCCCTTCGCCTTGGTCGTTACACAGTTCACAGAACTCGTCATCAAGCCATGACATCAGAAGAAGTCCTCAAGGCTAGCAGCCTTCTCGGCAGCAGGGTGATGTTTCAGAAGTTCCTCGCGGCCGACACGAGCTTCGCAGTAGTCATACCACTCTTGCGATTCCCACATGCCTGGAGCGATACCGTTCCATTTGTAACGTTGGAGAGGATGGTTAGGATCGAGGCGTCGACCTTCGACATAATCCTCACGAGCCTTTTCATACTCATAGCTTCCGAGTTCCAACATACCCTCGCGCAGATACACGACGAGGCTTACACGTTCAGATTCCGGACTACCCAGGACAATTGGTGTGTTCCCATGGATAATGTCGTGGTTATTGACGAGTAGTAGGTCCCCAGGCCGTACATTGACGGCCACTCGATACTCTGGGAATACGAGGTAACCACCCGTGTAGTTTCCGTCGTTGGAGAGGACGAGCAGGTTAGACATGCCCTTTGTGAAGTCGCCGGCGTCACGATGGGCAGCGGTTCTAAACGTCGAGTTGACAGTGATCGTTGTGAATGGAGTATCCGGGATAACGAACCTTGGATCAATTGAATCCGCCGCAGCCTTTTGGTTCCCGTATCTAACAGGTAGGAGTTCCGCGAAACCTTGGGCGAGTCGTTTGAGAAAAGGATATGCTTTAACGAAGTCTTCGTAATGGTCTCGGGTGTAACCTGTCGCACGCCCAAACGGGATGCGCGGGTAACGATCGAACCATCCAGCAATGCCGGAGCGTACTTTATTGCCATATGTAGATGTTGAAATATAACCTGCTACTTCTTTAACCTGAAGGTGTCTATCATGTTTTGATAGACCTTTGAGACTGTCCACCCATAGCTCGAAGTTGAAGCTAGGATCGAAACGAGTATAAACCCAAACGGTGTGTTTACCATTTCCTGTAACCACTTCTCGATCAGCTGTTGTTGGATATCTTGCTCTGATTTTGTCAATGGGTTCCTCATCAATGAGAGCGGCGGAAGATGCATGCTCATCGATCGCCTCCAGCATATCATGCTGGTAGTTCGTCACGAAAGCTCGGGCCACTCTACCTTCCTCGGTAGTATGTCCTTCAAGAATACCTGATGCAAGTCCTCGGTTTTCAGTCTCGCGCGCTGCCGCACGGAGGCCTTCATAAGCAGCCTTTTGGTCTTCCGCGTTGAAGTAGTTCTTACGGAACTTGAAAGCGATACGGGCTTCATCTGTCCCCTTCGCGCATCCAGAACAATCCGTAGGGACATCGCAGCCGACCTGAAGGTCAATACCGCAAGCCGGTGGGATGTAGCAATCGGTATCTTCATTTACCAGGATATCATAGTGAGAGTCGTCGATGAAACGACCAATGACGTGCTCAGCGTCATGTTTAATTGGAGCAACAATAATTTTTGTCATGTATCTATATAGATTGCTTAAAAGTTGAAGTCGAAGCCCTTCTTCTCAGCACTCATTCCCTTGCCGAAGCCGGTCTTATCGAATGCTGGGCCAGTGTCTTTCGAACCACTGTCGGACACACCATCTTGTGCCGAGTCTTCAACATTATACAACTTCATTCTAGCTTTGTCAACACCCACAACAAATCTCTTGTAATAGCTCGGATCTCCATATCGATTCTTAAGCTGCTTAATCATTAGCTGATTCAATTCGTCCAGCTCCTCAGTCCGAATAATAGCCAAGTATAGGTCAAGGGCATGGACCAAACCCATAGACTCGGACGTATCAGTCATCGAGATATCGGAGCTACCAATACCACCTCGGTTCACCTGGGTCGCCGTCAGAATCGGCACGTCATACTCGACAGCCAAGCCTCGAACTTCCTCAGCAATCGCCTTCACGGTCGTGTAGCTATTCGCGTTGGCGTTTGCACGGATACGCTGGGACGCACAGATATTCAGATAGTCGATAATGATCAGGTCTGGAAGGAAGCCACGCTTCATCTTCAAGTCCTCAATCAACGCTCGGAAGTGTCCTACGTGGGCACCGCTGGTCGGATACTCCTTGACGATCAGCTTACCGGTCGTCTTGGAAGTAATCTTACCCATACGTGAGTTGAACGTTCCCTGATCAATGTTTTTCAGTTGTTTAACTGGAGTATTGAAGAGGTTCGCGTCAATTCGTTCCGCATAGCTGAACTCTGACATTTCCATGGAAATAACCAGAACGTTCTTACCCTGCATCAGAGTCGCGGCTGCCACGTGGGACATAACCAACGACTTACCACCACCAGTTTCGGCGGCCAGACAAGTTAGGGTTTTCTTACGAAGACCAATATTATCCGTGATCTTGTTTAGCAGATCAATGTCGAATTTGATGCCGGTTTCTGTGGAGTGATAATGGGCAAAGCGGTCGTCAGCATCGGCGAAATAGTCGTGGCCAATGTTACTATCAAAAGAGATAGATAGAGCCTCTTGAAGAAGGCTAGGGATTGCGTCGGGTCCAAGTTTCTTGTCCTTTCCGTCGATGATATTGATCGAGTTATAGATTGCATTGTAAACCGCGCGGTCACGACAGAACTTTTCAGTCTTGTCAATGAGCCATTGCTCGTCAACTGGATCGACCGACAAGTCGTCAATAATATCCTTGACGGTCTTGAGGTCAGTTTCTGAGATGTCCTTCCGATCAGTTACACCAATATTCAGGACCTCATGGGTCGCTGGCTTGTTGTACTTCGTAAAGAACTCTGCGGCCACTTCAAAGATCACCTTCTCGTGACGATTCTCAAAGTATTCTGCCTTCAGGAAGGGCATAGCCTTCCTGTTGTACTTTTCGTCGTAGAGAAGGTGAGATAGAATAGACTGCTCGATGCGTGATGTCAATTAGGTTCCACCAGTGTAGATAAGAGTGTTGGCGTCGATCCCGTTCTTCAGTAGATCGACAAGATGGTCGCCGAGCGCTTGCTCGAATTCTTCCACCTCAAACTCTGCAAGAGGGTTTTCAAGAATATCGTAGTCGAACTTCAGGGCCAGCTGGTCGTTCTTAGTATCTTCAAGCAGCTGAACCTTAGAGTAACTAAAAATTATACCCGCAAACGGACCATCTGTAAAGGACAGCGCCTCGATTGCTCCTCGGATGTGGCTCTCAGTGTCTCGCATTGGTTTCTTTCAAGTAGTCTTTAGGATAATGTGCTCCGTTGGGAAGTCGAATGAAGAAGTACTTCCATGGCGAGCAGCAATAATATTGCGCAAGGATCATGTTGAATGGACCCGTCATGAGGTCCACCCAACGGGTTCCATCGAACCCCACCAAGACGCAATCCTGCAGCTTAAACAGTTTCTTAATCTTGGCGGGAGTCATTAATCGACCTCCAGGTCGTCCAGCGTTGCTGAGATTTCCTCGTCCATTTCGTCGTTCATGATGTTGCCATTCGCGACTTGGTACTCGTCCTTCACCCAATCCTTGAAAGTCTGATCCTTCAAGATAGGGGTCCAGAATTCAGCCGAGTTAGTCTGGGCTTCGCGCCAGTTCTTTTCCTCGATCTCACCGGTCGTTTTATTGACGCGAGCGTACCAACCGTTCTTTGGCTTGATTACGTGGCCGGACGTAAGAGCCATTTCAAGAAGACCCGACCACTTATTAATGCCCTTCTCGTACAGGACGTTGATAATGATCTTTGACTTTTCACGGACATAGCGCGACTTCTCCACATTGATAACGAAGTTCCAACCGACGATCTCAGTACCGTCCTTCTCTTGCTGACGACCGATGATGTAGATGTTATCGGCGGAGTAGTAAATGCCAGTACCACCGGAAACGACGGCCTTGCTGTACATTTCCTGAGTTTGGTATGTATGGTTAACCACGTCCATCTTGATGTCCTTCAACTTCAAGTGCGGGGTAATCATACGGAAACATGACTTCAGCTGCTTGGCACGAGTCATATCGCCGACCGACTTACCTTCCAGCGCGTCGTCAACTTCCTTCTTCGAAGCCAAGTTACCAATCGAGTCGACTGCAACGAATACCTTATCGCCACGTTCGATACCGTCCAACTGCTTCATGATGTCGAACTTGAACTCTTCGATATCAGTAATTGGAACGTGCAGCACTCGGGACTTGTCAATGCCGTACGAATCGAAGTATGCCTGAGGCGTACCGAATTCCGAGTCGTAGAATAGACAGATGCCGTCCTTGTACTTCTCAAGATACGACTTGATCATTAGGAGAAGATAGGAGGTCTTAAAGTGCTTGGAGGGTCCGGCCCAAATGGTGAGGCCAGGTTCGAAGCCACCGTCCAAGTCACCGCTAAGGGCAACGTTGATTGCGGGGACATCGGTCGTGATCATGTCCTTCTTATTGAAGAACTTCGACGTAGCCAGAATAGCGGAGTCTTTGATCGTTGATGTTTTTTGTAGTTTCTCGAGTAGTTTAGACATATAGAGTAAAGTATAACGTAGTGTAAGGAAGACTTACTTAGCCGAAGAAATCTTCAAGCGAAGCAGACTCCTCGGCCTTCCAACCCAAGGGAGTGGCAACCGTGTTCACTGCGTTGAGGAACGTCTTCTCAAACATTTCGTCGTAGTCAACGTATTTATCCAATTTGAATTCGGCGGGAATCTCCTTATTGAATGCAATAACATCTTCGCGGAACGGGTTAGGCATCCGCAAGTAAACAAACTTAATCTTATCGCCATCACGAATCGCTTCGTACTTGTGCTCGATGCCAAGACGCTTCGCATGATGATTAGATAGCAAACTTGCACGAACGTGGATAGGCGTTTTGGGTTTGTAGACCGGTGATCCTGCATACTCGGTCATACCCTTCACGCCACGAGGGAAGGCGATTTCATCGACCGTCGAAGCGTTGAATTGCTTACGGAAATCTCCAACGTACTTCTGAAGAGACTTCTCATCAGTGTACAGAATCAGCTTCACGGCCTTCTTCAAGCTCTCGCGAACGATCTTGGGGGTCGATGAGCGAACCAGTTCCAGACCCTTGACCTTCAGCTTCGGTTCCTTATAGCGAACACCTTCCGAGTCCCAGACAGATAGAGCATAACCCTTCTTACGAACAAAGATACCCACGTCAGCTAGAACTTCTCGCTTCATGCTCATGGACTGTTTGTACGAGTTCATATAAGCGGCCAACTCGTCATAGGTCTTACCGATAAGCGGCTGGACCGCCTTCTCGCATACCTGATCCATAAAGTTGATCTCGTCCAGAACCGTCCTGTCCTTCTTCATCGAAGCAGCAACCAAGTCTTCCATACGAAGATAGAACGCGTCAGTGTCAATCGCAATAATGTAATCGCGGTTCGACTTAAGGACCTTGTTCATG